GCGGCCTCGACGATTTTGAATTCGTTGGTTGCTTCAATTGCAGCCCGCTCGCTCGACGTCGCGTTTTTGATATCCAGCCCGCTCTGGATCGCCGCTTTTCCGGTTCCGCTCAGTTCCGCCCTGGTCGAAACGCCTCTCGCGCTGCCCATCGCCAGCGCACTCAGCCCGCCGCTCAGGAAAGCGTACCCGGTTTCTTCCAGCCATCCGCCCATCACGTTCCGTTTGGCCTCTTCCGGATCCATGCCGTTGTCGACCAGCTGATGGTATTTAGACTCCAGTTCGCTCTCGTGATCGTACAGTTTGCTGACGGCCTCGTCGAAAATGGTATCCATCACATTGCCGGATACTTCTTCCATACCTTCGGACATGAAGACGTTTCCGAGATACTTTACGAAATCCTTCGGTTTTCCGATCAGGTCCTTCAGGTCCGGGCTGAACAGATCGTCCCACCACATATTTTCTGTGGCAACTTCGATCAGTGATTCCCCGCAGGCCCGTACAAACGACTCTTCCGGGCTGTATCCTTCCTTCAGCCCCTCCGCCATCGTGTTCGACATGACGTCCGCGCCCAGCATGCCGAAATCAATCGTCTTTGCCGCTGCGGAATCCATCGGAAGACCCAGCATTTTGCTGGCGCCTTTGGTGATCAGCGCCCTGCGGATGTTATCCGTGATGGAATACCCGACTCCGGCCAGCCGCTCGCCCATGTTTCTCGCGTCTTCTCCGAACCATTCCGCAAACTTATCTCCCCAGGTTTCCTGACGCGCTGTCTGGATATCGCCCATCGCGTTCTGCATCGCGTACCAGTCGCTGTATTGCTTCTGCGCGTCCTTGTTTCCAGCAATAGCAAGAACAGATCCTACCGTACCCAGCGCCCCGGCCACTTCGGGCATCAGCGCACGTTCCGCAATCATCAGCGGCGCGTATTCGTTCTTGCTCATGTCCTGCGTCAGCTCGCTTCTTGCCGACATTTTGATTGTTTCCAGTGTCGGCAGCAGCGCATCATAGAAAGCCTTCGCTTCCTGTTTCATTCCGGCTTTATAATATTTGTTGAATGTGTCTGCCTGTTCCTGCGTCATGAAATACGCGGCGTCCATGGTTCCCAGCTGCTTCAGCTGTGATTCCTTATCTCCGAAAATAGAGTCTGATCCGACAGGGTTGTACGGATTGTTTATCTTCTGATAAAGGATATCGATCTCGTCCCCGGTCTGCACCTCTGACGGCATCACGCCCGGAGCAAATACCTGCGTTAAAAGATTCGTCTTCGTCTGATATGTTTTCACCAGTGACGGATCATATGTCGGGTCCACATCCGGAGCGTTATTTTCATATCTTCTGATCTCGTTTCTTCTGTTCAGTTCTTCTTCTGTATCTGCCAGCTGGTTTTTGTATTTGTTGGATCCGAAATCTCCGTTGTAATTCAGCCCTGCTTCCGTGGTCTTGTGCATTTCCTCGTTGCGCAGGTTGTAGATATTCCCATTGTCCATCGCGTCCCACACGTCGGAAAGCTCTTTGTCCCGCTTGTCTTTCCCTTCCCGCGTTTCGATGGCATCATAGGATCCAACGCCATGCAGATATTCATACATCAGCCGGTCGTAATATGATTGATCGTCATAATAATCGTCCGGCCTTTTCTTATAAAAATACGGTCCGTCTTTATAGTTGTCATCTCTCAGCCCGGTTTCCTGCAGCGTACCATAGATTCCTTCTTTTTCCGTTGCTTCATTGTACTGGTTCCGCTTTTTCGCCTGTTCTTCCTCTCTCCGCGCTGTATCGTTGAAGATCTCTTCATTCCGCAACGCGTCCTCGTACGCAGCCTGGGTACTTTTCTTTTTCGCGTTCAGCTGCTCGTCGCTCATCATGATCAGATTATTGCCTGTATAATTCCCGCTTTGCTGATCAATTTGGAAATTCTGCGCAGTTTTCCTCGGTTCGCTATACTGGTTCTTCGTTTTGGCTTTTTCGTTTTCGATCTTCGCCCCGCCATGAAACAGGTAATCCAGGAAGCCGCTTTCCTTGTCCTTTTTTACGACGTCCTGTATGGAAGTTACGTCGTTCTTCAGGATCTTATTGATCGTCCCGGATGTTTTCTGCTGAATTGAGGACGCAGCGCTCTGCGCTGCGTTGTTCCTCATTACGTCTGTAGTTTTAATGTTCAGAGTTGTCTGATAGTTGTTTTCGTTCAGCTTAGCCTTGCGTTCTTCCTCTTCTTTCTTCCTTTTCTTTTCCTCTTCTTCCCAATCTTTGTAAGAAAGAACCTTCCCTTTCAGACTCGTTGCCATATTTACCTCCGCCTCGGTTGTCCTGTCTTATTATTTTTTTTTCTTCAACGCTTCCAGTTGACTATGCAAACCCTTTAATTCTTCGCTCAATGCTGTGACATTTTCAAAACTGTAGTTTGATCCATTCATTCCTTCGCTATTATTCAATCTGTATTGAATAGTCTCTATTTTACTCTGCAGGTCCTTTGCCTTCGCCGGATCCGTATATGCGTCGTAATTGATCGCTGTCCCCGCGCTGGCGTTAGTTTTCTTATCCTTCGCCGCCTGCTGGATATTCTGCAGCGTTGTGTCGATATTGCCTTTCTTCGCTTCCTTCTCGGTCGCTTCGACGAGCTTCCCGTTCTTGTCATATGTGTAATACTTCGTCTCGCCCTTGTCGTTCGTATCCACATAGTACGTCTGCTTCCCGCCGCTGCCGGATCCTGCGCTCACGCCCGCTTGCTGCAGCATCATCGCCCTGGCGTCCGTCTCGCTCAGCCCTGCCGCCTGCAGCATCTGTGCGCTCGGCATCTGACCATTTTCAAGAATCGCCCCTACATAGCTCTTGTAATAGTTCCGGTCGCTCTCCAGCACATCACGGTCATAATTCCGCTGATCCTGATTCATTGCCGCTTCATAGTTCCGCGTATCGTTGTATTCGTTCCACGTTTCTACCCGATCACGGTACACATCGTCCATGTTCGCCTGCCGGATATTCTCCGCCAGCGTATCCCGACGGTACGCTTCGTCCAGGTCGTTGTTCCGGATGTTCTCGGCCAGCGTATCCCTGCGGTATGCTTCGTCCAGGTTGCTGTTACGGATATTCTCGGCCAGCGTATCACGCCGGTATGCCTCATCGAGATTGGTAGACCGCTTCTGTTCTGCCAGCGTTTTGTTCCGGTAGCTTTCATCCGCTTTGTTGCTCCGGACATTCTCCGCCAGCGTATCCCGACGGTACGCCTCGTCCAGATTCGTGGATCTCTGCTGCTCGGCCAGAGTGTCCCGACGGTACGCTTCGTCCAGATTATTGCTCCGGATCTGTTCGTCCAGCGTCCGGTTCCGGTAATCGTTGTCCAGATTCGTTGATCTCTGCTGCTCCGCAAGCGTATCCCGACGGTACGCTTCGTCCAGATTTGTGGATCTCTGCTGTTCCGCCAGCGTCTTGTTCCGGTAGCTTTCTTCCGCCTTGTTGCTCCGGATGTTCTCGGCCAGCGTATCCCTGCGGTACGCCTCGTCCAGGTTGTTGTTCCGGATCTGCTCGTCCAGTGTCCTGTTCCGATAGTCGTTGTCCAGATTCGTCGATCTCTGCTGCTCGGCCAGCGTATCCCGACGGTACGCCTCGTCCATGTTGTTGCTCCGGATCGTTTCGTCCAGCGTCCTGTTCCGGTAATCGTTGTCCATATTGTTGCTCCGGATCGTTTCGTCCAGCGTCCGGTTCCTGTAATCGCTGTCCAGATCCAGTTCCCTGTTTTTGAGATTGGTGTTTGTATCGAACTGACTCTGGTCCTGCGCCAGCGCCGCGTATTTGTATGCGTCCTCCAGTGTCGCCTGCCGCTGCTGTTCTGCCAGGTTGGCGTCGAACTGACTCTGGTTCTGTGCCATTTTGTCATAATCCAGTCTGTTCGATGCGTCGAACTGGCTCTGGTTCTGTTCCAGCGCCGCATAACGGTACGCATCGTCCAGATCTGTGGACCGCCGGTTCTCGTCCAGCGCGGCGTATTTGTACGCGTTCTCAAGGTCGGAAACCCTGCCGCTCTCGCCCAGCGCGGCATACTTGTACGCCGTGTCTTCATCCAGCGCCCGGTTCCGGTAATCGCTGTCCAGGTCTGTGGACCGTCTGCTTTCATCCAGCGCCGCGTAACGGTACGCGTCATCCAGATCCGTAGACCGCCGGTTCTCGTCCAGCGCGGCATACTTATATGCCGTCTCCTCGCCCAGCGCCCGGTTCCGGTAATCATTGTCCATATCCAGTTCTCTGTTTTTGAGATCTGTATTCGTACCCAGCACATCATAATTGTACTGGTTGGTCGTGTTGAACTGTCTCGCGTTCTCTCCGAAATTCGCGTTAAACTGCCGGATCGCTTCCTGGCGCTCCGCATCCGTGTTGTATGCCGCATTCTCCACCTGCGCCAGCCCGGTATAGTATTCCAGCATATCCCGGTAGCGGTTGTATTCCTGTTCCTCCGCCGCCTGCGCGCGGTCCGCCGCGTTCGCTTCCTCCCGCTGCCAGTCTGCCATCTCGTCCCGGTAGCGCCCGTAAGCGTTCTGTTCCTGTTCGGAAAGCATGCTGTAGGCGTCCCGGTTCTGCCCCTGCTGATCCTGGTATGCCTGATACGCCCGGTCCCGCAAATCCATGCCCCGGTCGTAAAGGCCCATCAGGTTCTGCTGGTATGCCTGGTTGCCTACCTGCTGCGCGTAGCTGTTCCCGTATCCGCCGGTCAGCGCCGCGGCCTGTCCCATGGCGCCCAGGCTGGCCTGCCGGCCCTGCTGCGAATACATGTCCGCGTATGCCTTGAACAGGTTGTCCCCGTTGAATTCATACTTGAACTCGCTGGGATTCTGGATCTGCTGCATGATGTTGTCCAGCATCCTGGAATATTTGCTGTTATATCCCTGCGGTTTCTGCGCCTGCACGTTCTTCAGGTTCTGCTGCGCGTCCACCACGTTCTGCGACGGCGTATACCCCTGCTGATACTGCGCGACCTTGCTGTTCGTACTCTGGCTCGTCCCGCTCAGCCCGTTGTAGGCCCCGGTGTTGCCGTATTGCTGTTTCCTTGGTTCCTTGTAAGATCCTGTAACTGCCATTTCTGAATCCTCCTTCTGTTCCGATCTCTTTATCTTCCGCTTGTCGTGATTACGATGTCTTCACCAGCAAAACCGTCACTTTCAGGTCTCCGTTTTCATCTCCATAACCAGACGTTATATTCCTTAATGAATAGCTGATTTTTGTATTGTTGTCCGTCAGCAATATTTTTGAAGCGAAAGTGTCTGAAATATCAACATTAAACCCTGCAACAGATATTGCCGCGTATCCGCTTGGAACTGAAATGTCGATCGTTCCACTTGCCGTACCGCCGAAGCTGACCGTCAGGTTCTTTGTGTACACCCGAGTTGTAAAAGCGCTGCTTTCCACCGCTCCGGCAGATCCTGTACATTTGCCATTTACGATGATGTCTCCGCTCGAATCCCGGTAAATCATCCATTTATTGTCTGACACAAAAGTGCTTCCGTTATGATATCCTTCGCTCCTGAGTCCATGCTCCATATTCTGTGCATATTCCAGGATACATCTTGTTAACCCATTGAGAACTGATACCGCGACTCGCGCATCGGTCCCGGAACTGACGTCGATCCAGCCTAATGCTTCTATGAAATTACAGGCTATGCGCTTGATTTTAGCAACAGCCCACTTATAGCTGTCGCATCCGAGCGACATTTCATCAGTACTTGGCAAGATTCCCGGCATAACGTTTTGCGAGTATTGGTTACCTCCGCTTCCTCTTTGCTGCAGCGTCGTACATTCAGACGTTGCAAATACAAATGTCCCCGTCAGCGCCGGATCTTGGTAGCTCCCCCATTTGTTTGTTCCGTCTGCAATATATAATCCCATACCGGCAGATCTGTTTGCTGTAGCGTCTAATTTATAAAACGCTGCAACATAGTCATATATCACAAAATATTGATTGATGTCTTTTATATGCTTACCAAACTCAAAAGCGTATTCCCATTGATAGTCCAGTCCGCCCGTTTTCTTTTTCTTTACGCAAACATAACCGTTCGAGCTGTCAATTTCCAGGTTCTCCGATGCTATGCCGAAGCTGGCAGTGGAAGAACTGAATCCGTCTTTATCCCACGTCCCGATCGTGTTCCCGCTCGCGTCCTTGATCGTCAGCACGCCGCTCGCGTTGTTCAGACCGCCGCCGATGATCGTCAGCTTTCCGTCGGAATCCATCTTAAAGTTAGTCGAATCAATGATCAGTTTTTTCCCGGTCGCCAGCGTGATATCCTCATTGCAGTAGATCTTTCCGTTCTCGATATAGAAGACCGCGCTCCCGCCGTAATAGAACGTGATTTTGCTCCCGGTATAGCTGGCAATCTTCACGCTGTTCTGCCAGAAGCTCAGTTCGTCCGCCGTCAGCTCGGCCACCTTGTTCCCGTCGTTGTAGGTTTCGGTTCCGTCCCGGCTGAACGTCACCACGTCCTTGCCGATCGCGACGCCGTAAACCGGTATGCTGTTCACTGTCCGCAGCAGCCCGGTCTTGATGTAGTTTTTCGCGTTGACGGAGAATTCTTTCAGCCCCTGAACAACTTCCTCAAAGGAATAATTCTGCGTGATCCCTTCCGGGTTGACCACCACGTTCAGCCCGGTATTCCGCACATACCGCCCGAACTGTCCGCTGTCCACGGTGCTTCCCAGCAGGTTCAGCCGGTATTCCTGCATACTCGTCTGTACGAAATCCGCCGTCTTGATGATCAGGCTCTTCAGCGACTCCATTTCGGAAAGGCCCTGCTTCTCGCCCTCCCCGATAATCGCCTTCATGGTCTTCCGCTCGCTGTCGGTCAGCTCGTTGCTGCCGATCCCTTCCAGGTTGCTGTTGATGTTCTCCGACAGCTGGTAAAGGTAGCTCCACAGCTGTTCAAGCTGCTTCTTCTCGTCTCCGGCCAGCGTCGGAGGCGTATCAATTCTTACCGCCATCGCTTCCCACCTCCATGATCCTGCTGATCGAATAGACCCGGAATTCTCCCTTCCCCGTGATCTTCACCCGGAGATGGTCGCACCGCCGCGGGACCACCGGCAGCGTGAAGCTCCGGAGCCTCCGCCCGCGGATCTCGCCCTGATGCTTCCATTCCCCGTCGGAATCGTACTGGATCCACAGCTCCGCCTTGCAGTCCTCTTCCATGTACATCCGGATATCGAACCGCGACAGGTACATCTCGCTGCGCATGTCGCTCCGGACCATGTTTCCGTAATCGTTGGACCTGTATTCCATGCCCGTCACGCCGAATACCGCCGACCACTGGAAATCGTCTTCCAGCGTACCGACGCTCCCATTCACCGCGACCAGCGTATTGTTGACTTCATCGATCAAAAACAGCTCGTCCCCCGCGGCCCCGTATCCCAGCGCTTTCAGCCCGTCTTCCTTATACCATGTGTTCCGCTCCGTATCGAAACAGAACTGCGTCCAGGTATTGTTCTGGTTCTTCATGCTGATATAGTATTTGCCGCCGATCGCCCCGGCCCGCGCGTCCTCGTACAGCACGTCCCCCAGCTGCCTGCTAACACTCACCGGCAGGCTCCCGTCGAACATCATGACGTCGCCGCGGCTTTTATAATAGATTGCCTCGTTGACCACCGCCGCACTCCGCCAGCTCCCGCGCTGGATCCCCCGGCATAACGTTGTCGTAACCTGGAAGCTGCTGGGCGTGTTCCCGCTCACCCGATGGATGCAGTTCTCCTTGAAGAATACCGGGTATCCTTTCTGGGTGATCGCGCCCGTGAACACGCCGTCTGTCCCGACGCTGGCCGTATAGCTGTCCGTCGATAATCCCATGAAGCAGGACCAGTTCCGGAAATCCCCCAGCTTGCACGCCCGGATCTCGTTCACCACCGCGCCGTTCTCCATGCCGTACTTGCATCCCCACAGCCGGTTATTGCTCTCGCAGATATAATCCAGATCCGGTACATCCCGGTTGATCGTCACGTTCTGCGCTTTCAGCGCCGGCACGGTATTGCTGATCAGTCCGGCCACGATCAGATAGTTGGATCCCGCCCCGTAAACGATCATGCTGCCGTTGAGCGCGGCCACCTGCCCCGCCACCTTCTCGCTGGTCCCCGTCGGCGCTTCCATCCCGGATATCGTCACCGCGTCATACTCATTCAGCCCCTGCCCGGCCCCGGTCCCGGAAATCTTTACATAGACCGTCGGTACTTCCGTCCATTCCTGGGTACTCTGGGTATACTGCCGCAGCACGTCGTTGTCCCCGCTCTGGTCGATCCACAGCTGGCCGTTCGTCGGGCTGCTGGGCGCCGTCGCGGAAACGTTTATGCTCGTCATATCGTAGTTGGTTCCGTCCAGCCGGCACATGGTCAGCGCCAATCCCGTTCCGGAGATCGTCAGCTTCCGCTCCATGCTCCCGTAATCGGACGTATTCACCGTGTTAAAATACACTTTATCCGGCCAGATACATTCATACGCGCCCATGCTCACGATCTTTTTCGGAAGCATGTTCTCCGCTGCGCTCACGCTCAGCCCCTGCACCTTTACGAAATTGTAGAAAACCTCGGTCCCCCGGATAAATACCAGCTGATCCCGCCCATGGATCCCCGTCAGCGGCACGCTTTCCTGCCCGGAAACGTCGTAGCTGCTGATCCCGCGCTTTTTCCGCGCGGAAAGAGAAGGATACATATCCCCGCTCAGATTCTGCATGTCGAACATTTCCCCGTCCGTGATGATCTCGGCGTGGTTGTATCCCCTGAACGTGTTCGTGGCCAGCTCCCGCTTCTCCGCGGGCTGGATCTGCTGCATCTTCCTCATATCCTGAACTCCCTTATCGCCTGAAACGGCATATGGTTTCTCGTCCACCAGTCGCTCATGGTGTCGTACGCGTTTTCAAAATGGCTCCGGTCGATGTTCCACCGCGCGTCTTCCTGGTTCTGCATGTCGATCTTCGTCATCAGCCAGTAGACGTACACCATGCTGTACGGATCCGGAACCAGCAGCACCGTTCCCGGATCGCTGTCCTCGGAATAGTACGGCTTTTCGTCCTGCTCCGGAGGATGCACATGCTTCAGCACGATCTCCCCGTGGATCAGGTCCTCGATCTCGGTCAGGAATTTCAGTTTCAGCTTCCTGGTCATCATGTTCGGTTTCATCTCGTCCACGGTGTCCAGCGCTTCCTGAATCGTCATGCTCTGCTCCTCTCTGAAAAACAGGCGGAAAAGCCTCGCCCTTCCGCCCGTTTTTCTTAATAAATCTTTTCTTCCTTGTGGGGATTGTCCTTCGGATCCTTGACCTCGATGCTGTCGATGTAATCGTTGGCCGCGTTCCGGTTCTTAATCTCATCCACAAGGCATTGGGCAAACGGAAGCGCCATCTCGTAGTACCTTTCGTTCGCCGGAACCTGCAACGACCGTCCGTTGACGGAAAGCCAGTAGGAATCTTCCCCTTTTCCGATTCTCGGCGCTTTCACGCTGATCTTGATATTCCAGGGATTCTTCCCCTGCTCCGCCGCCTGTTGGCAGGCGCGCTGCACGCGCTCATAGTCGCCTTCGCTTCCGTAAGGGGACGGGGAATAGATGCTGTTTTTCTTCAGCTCCGCGTTCTCCTTTTTCAGCGCGGCCAGCTCGGCCTGCATGTTGGCCATCTGCTGCAGCTTTTCAGCCTCCGCCTCGAATACCGCGTCCTCGTCTTCCGGCAGGTTCAGTACGGGCTTATCTTCCTTTTTGGTTGCCATATTCAGTTTCCTTTCTGCCCTTCAGGTGGGCGATCCCGTTTTTGATTATCAGATCTTGATCAGCACGCCGGCCTCGATCAGCTTCGCCACGACGTCCGCGTTCACGGTGACCGCTGTCCCGCTGCTTTCGACGTCGACGATCGCGCCGTTGTTGTGGCGGACATACTTCATGTTCCGCTTCAGCTCGGTCCCGGATCCGTTCACCCATACCCACGTGTTTTCCGTGATCTTGTACAGGTTGTTCTTCTTGCTGGTGACGTTCAGTACGACGTTCGATTCGCCCATCGTGAACGAATAGCCGTCATCCGGATCGTAATCAATGGTCACGCCGCCGGAAACGACTTCCACGTCGTTCACCTCGTACCCGGAGGCCGGCGTCAGCGTCAGCGCGACGCTGTCATCCTTTGCCAGGCTGCTGGACGGAGACGCGGAAGCGGTTGTCATGTGCGCGTCCTTGTAGACGGTGACCGTCAGGCTCCCCGCAAATTGCTGCAGATTCAATTTCTTCATGGTTTTTTACTCCTTTCGTAAAATCGGAAATGCCCGGAGAGAGTCGCCTCTCTCCGGGTTGTTGCCGTCATCAGGCGGCATCGGAATATTCAGCCGTATTGTCTTCCGCGGTGGAAGAATAGCTGCTGCCGCTCCAGACCGTGAGCATCCGCTCCTGGTACAGGATCTTCGCGCCCATCTCGAACTTGACGCCGACGGTCCCGAACTGGTTCAGCGGCCCGCCGACTTCTTCCTTGCTCTTGATGATCGTCTCCATGGCGCCGCCTTCGATATCGAGGACCGCGAAAGCGTCCTTGCAGAAGATCATGGTCTTGTAGGTCGCGTAGCTCTGGCCGGCAGACTTGATGACCGGCGCGAGATTGCTTTCGAGGAACCGGATCCCGTGGATACGCCCGATCTCGCCGGTGTAGATCTCTTCCGGGCCGGCATACTTGTGGGCTTCCATCCAGTAATCGCTGCGCCGCAGGTCCTCCGCCACATCCGGATGGATGACAGCGAGGTAATAAGCGCCGGAATACTTCATGCCCTTCGCGCTCTTGAACAGCTGGGTCCGCGCCTTGCTCAGCACGTCCGGCGTCAGGAACACGTTGTAGCTGGCGATATCGGTCTGCAGGCCCGCTTCGGTGGCCGGCGTCTCGACGTAAGCGCCGGTAGAGCGGTTGATCGCGTCCGCGTAAAGGATCTGCGTCCCGCCCAGCAGCACGTTCCGGGTCAGCATATCGTTGGTCAGGCCGGCAGCCGCGCCCAGCTCTTCGGTCGCGCCCAGCTTCGCATCGTCGATCGCGTGGTTGTCCATCAGATCAGAGATGGCAACGTAATCGCCGTACTGCGCGATGGTGATGGTGATCGCAACCTGGCTCAGCTTCTTACCGGTCGGAATCACTGCTTCGGTCAGCTTCCCGATGCGGCCCAGCGTCTTCCAGCGCCGGATCTCCATGCTCATGCCGTGATTGGCCGGCAGGTTCAGTTTCTTTCCCAGCTGTGTGTAGATCAGCTGATCCCGCGCGTT